TTTTTGTTACCATTTATGGTCACGTTCTGGTTAAGTAGTTTGTTTTTATCGTCACAATTTTTTCAAGAATCTTGATTTCAGATTTTATTGTTTTTGTTACCATTTATGGTCACGTTCTGATTAAGTAGTTTGTTTTTATCGTCACAATTTTTGTGTATTTTAACATTGAACTTGCTAAAATATTTTACACCATATTATCGTCATAAAATAAAAAAATATTTACGAAAAACATCAAACCATAAAATTATGCATAATTTTAGTTCCGTCATTTATGCATTTACCATAGATTTTTCTGTAAATTTTAATCCATAATTTTGCAATAATATATGTTTTAATTTCTTCAATAATTCCGGTTTCGTAAAACACGCATAACCTCTGTATGAACCCAGATCTTTCATATCATCCGGAACTACTTTCATTAAACTTTGTTCTAGATATTCTTTTATTTCTTCATCTTTGTAATGTTTTTTTTCACAAGATAGTTCACTAAAATGTTCTAATATGTCAACGCGAACTTCTTCTACACTAGGACCTGAAACTTCATACCAAGGACCACTCATATTTATATTATTCATATTATATACCGAATTTTTTTTCAATTTATTTTTTTATAACTTTTTTTTACTCTTTAAAAATAATTTGGGAGAGATAAATTTTAATTCAATGAAGATTGTTCTGTTTATATTATGTTATATAATACTAGCCTTCTTGAGGTTGAAAATTGAATCTATTTGGATTTTTCATTGTTGCATTTTTCATAAAATTATCATCTTCACTATCGCTTGAACTAGAGCAATTGTATATATCATTAGGAAATATTTTCTTGCATTCTTCATTCTGTTTAGATTCTAAAATATTCTCTATCTTTATATATTCACGCACTAATTCTTCTGTGCTGTATTTCAGAAATTTCTTATTATACGACTCCATCATATTTGCCTCTTTATACATCTTATATATGTTCACCATTAATTGACCTCGACTTAATGCTAATAATGCCATTTTATATATTAAATGATATTATTATTTATTTATCAATTTATCAATTTATTAAAATTGATTAAATATTATTTATTTTATTTAAATTATAAAATGAATCATTCCATTTCAATAGAAAATAAAGATGGAATAGAATTTTTGAAAACATTAGATGATAAATCTGTTGATTTAATACTTACTGATCCTCCATATATCATTTCTAAAGACACTGGAATGGATAAATTCGAAAAAACCGTGTCTGAAATAGAATCTTCAGGAAAAAATATGAAGACTTTGGAAGAATGGGAGAAGTTTAAACAAAAAAAAGGATATTCTGATGATAAATATAAAAATAATTACATCAAATATGGAAATACCAGTGGTAAAAAGTATGGTTTTAAAACACAGTTTGGAGAGTGGGATAACACATTTACTATCGAAAAATTACAAGAATTTATACAATTATTTTATAAAAAACTAAAAAATGGTGGAACTTGTATCATTTTCTTTGATTTATGGAAGATTGAAACTCTAAAAAAACTTATGGAACAAATAAAAAAGACAAAAAAAGGAAATTGGAGCGGATTTAAACAAATTAGATTCATTGAATGGATTAAAACTAACCCTGTTCCTGTAAATCAATCGGTTAATTATCTAAGCAATACTAGAGAAGTCGCTCTCTTAGGAGTAAAAAAAGGAAATCCCACTTTTAATTCTAAATTTGACAAGGGAATTTATCAATTTCCAATAGCTACATCCAAAAAAGGGATAGAAAGACATCCTACTCAGAAAAATCTTCAACTTTTTGAAACATTAATACTGAAACATTCTAATATTGGCGATTTAGTTATTGATCCGTTTTTAGGTTCTGGAACTACTGCCTTAGCTTGTAAAAATACTGATAGAAATTTCAAAGGTTGTGAAATAGATAAAAAGTATTATAACATAAGCTTAAAGAATTTAGAATAATATATATATATATAATGAAAAATGTTATATTTTTTTTAGGTTCTTGGGTATTTACTATAGCTCTGAGCGTTGCTATTGATCAAGCTGTTGGAAAATATATCCCTGAAGAGACCCGCTCCGAAGAATATCTTAGGAGAAGTAGTAGTATTTAAATAATTAAAAAATATACTTAGATATATCATCATATATTCATATATATGACTTCTTTCTTCTCAAATAAAGAATCCTTACCTCCTAATTCTGGCGATCCCTTCAATGATTCTAATCTACATACTGAAAATAATGATACTACTTCATACGAAAATACCGAAATACCATCTTATAAAGACCTCCAAAATACTTACCAACAAAGATGGCTCAAAAAGAAACATAAATTTCAAACTGAACTCAAAAATAATTTTTTTGCTCTTACTGAAAGATTCGCTACTGGAAAACAAGAGATTTTTTCACTTTCTGTTCCAGATAGAAGAGAACATTTATATAAAGAAGCGTTTCTTGAACTTTTTGAAAGTGGATATGCACCTCATATAGGAGATCCTGAAAGATTGGCTGGAAAAAAGGTTAGAAGATTGTATATTACATTACCTTTTGATTTTACTTCTTAAGATTTTTATTATAATTTATCACATATAATAAAAATTTATGACTAATATTGAGGATTCGCATCCTCTTATTAGATTCCGAGCAACCTGATTCGAACAGGTGACCAATTGATCTACAGTCAATCGCTCTACCAACTGAGCTATACTCGGTGGCACGCACTCCACCAAATTATTATGCTTATTTTCCTTTAAATATGTTTTTTATATATTTATTTTTTATGCGTTAAAATTAAATTACACGAAATCACAAAAATATTATTCTAAACTTATATTAATGAATAATAATTCATATACAGATTCTTTTAATAAAAAATCCGAATTATTGGAGTTCGAAAGAAATGTTGCTCCTAGATTATTTAAAACATTCTTAGAACCCGACGAGTTTCTTAATAAAAAAATAGATACTACTTCCGAAACCGATGGTGAGTTAAAAAAAGAACAAGAATATTATGATAAAATTGTTAAAACTTATACTAATTCTTTCACTGGTTTAAAAAAATCTTTAGAAATTAATGGATGGAATACACAAAAAACTGAAATCATAAAAACTTGGAAAAAACAACTTGATTATAGATATATTGTTAATTATTATTTTATGTATTTCTTAAAACAACGAGAAGCTAGTTGGTCTTGGTCTCTTATCATACTTTCATCCATTAGTTCCGTTTTAACTATAGTTGAAGTTACCAATCCCGTTATCGAATACAGTATCACGTATCTTTTAACTGCTCTCGCATTCGCAACAACACTAATCGCCGCATATATGAAAAAACAAAATTATGTTGAACGAATTAAAGAAATGGACAGATATACACAGCGTGTTGGTAAAACATCTACTGAACTAAATAATATTCTTGATTATAAACCCTGGAATAGACCTCCTTATGACCAATTCAAAGATAAACATCTTAATGATATTAATGATATTTTTTCATTTCCGCCTCCTATTTCTCCTATCGAATTTAAAATAACCGTATATAATCTTACTAGACATTACCCCGAACTTATTTCCAATATGTGGCCTTGGTTTGAAGAAAGAGATAATGGAGAATTTAAATATTTTCATATGACTGATTGGGGAAAACATATTTTAGTATCTTATAGAAAATATAGATATGGTAAATTAGCTAGAATTTTACTTTATTTATTATATTGTAAATGCTTTTGCTTTATATGTGGATGTTCTAGAAATAGATTATTGAATGATGATAATTTATTTGCTTATCCTGATGATCATAATTCTTATAAACGATACAAAATTATACAAAATTTATACAATGAGAAAAGAGATAAAGATAGTGCTTTTGAATTAAATAATGAAAATCTTGAAGTAGAGCGCGATTCTTCAGATTATACTGGTCATATTATATCTAATAACAATGATGGATTTAGATTTATGAATTTTATGAGAACATATAAACCCCCTAAACATAGAAGAAAATCAACCATTAGATCTAAAGCCAACTATTTAGATAGAGATGATAATATATATGGAAATGAATTAAGACAAATACGACCTGCTAGACGTAGATTTAATAGACAGGTTACTGTAAATCACATTACACCTAGATTAAATATAGATAATGTATCACAAAATATTAAAACTGAAATTATTGATATAAGTAATAATGTTACTGATATAAGTAATAATGTTTCTGATATAAGTAATAACGTTTCTGATATAAGTAATAATGTTAATGATATAAGCGGAAACTAAACAGATAATGACATCATATTATCCCATTCTATCCAATCATCTTGATCTTCTTCTTCTACTTCTAATCTTACATCTGTCAAATTTCCACTTTTTAAACAACGCAATCTCATTAAATTGTCTTTCTCCATAAACTGATAACAATTTGTTATGTTTTCTCTTATTAAAAATTCTAATATTGCTGTCTCTACCTTATCTACTCCTTGAGGTATTCTTTGCCATATTCTAGGTTTATATTCATAACTATTACATAACACTGGAGCTATTATCATTAATAATATAAATAATTTTTTCATTTATATTATTTGTTACTTTTTTTCTATATTATTTTCATTTATTTTTTCTGGCTCTTCGCATATTAACTGATATGTATTACAATCTAATGTTATTATTGCCTCTTTATTACAACATTTCTTATATAAATCATATGACATTGCTAATGATAGTATTCCTCCCATATATATATTATTTATTTTATATCTACTTTCTCATTTACTACATCATCTATCGCATCTTTAATATCTACACTACGCGCTACTGAACCAACTATCTTGTGTTTATCCTTTTTTTGATTTAACTTATAACTAGTTTCTTGTTTTAAATTTTCCATTACAGTATTTTGAGGATAAGGATGTTCATCATCATATGCATGATAAAATTCTATATATGCTTTGTCATACAATTTATCTATCTCTTTTTTTAACTTACCTGATTCACCTCCTTTCTCTTTTATCCAACCTTCTTCTTTATCTTTTACTACAAAATTCTTACGTTTTTGATCAGTGCAATGAATTGGTCTCTGTGTTACTGGTATTTCTTTTAAATCATTTATTAACTTAACTGATACGCAATTCTCTACAAAATGCTGTCCTTTTAATACATCTTGTAATTTAAAATGAACATTCTTCATAAAATCTTCTAAATTCAATGCATCCTTACAATAATCATTGAGAAATACATTCAATGATATATTTATGTTGTTTGTAATGTTTTTTGTTGATTTATCAATGTTTGTTATATTGTTTATATTGTTATAATTATTTATTATTTGAGGCTGATTCGAAATTATTTCATTTTTCTTATGGTCAGGATGTTTTTTTTTCATATGCCAAAGATAACCCTGTCTCGTCTTATATTCTTTGTTACATATGTCACATTTTTGCTTCAAAGAGGGTGTAGTTTTTTCTTTCGTTTTTCTTTCGCTATTTTGATGTTTTTTTGTTTTTAAATGTTTTTTCCAATTTCGTTTGTCACACGTGAAATAGTCACAAAAAATACAATGAAAGCCTTCATTTTTTTTATGTAAGAGTGTAGTTTTGGGGTGTAGTTTTTTCTCGTTTTCTTTCGCTGATTTCATATATTTTAATAAAATATTATAATTTTAAACATTTTTTTCAATTATTTACTTTTTTTTAAAAAAAAAATATTTTTCTTAAATTATTTTTTCTGACCTATTATCGTAATAATTTTATATTTTTAAAAAATTAAAAAAAGTTTCGCCAAAAAAATGATAGAAACCTTGGCCAATATAATCAACATGCACATTTTAAAAATGTGCATGTCGTAAAATTTTTCATCAAATTATTTATTTTTTTTAACGAAACTAGTTCCTTTTTTTCAGTTCCTTTTTTTCAAATATATTTTATTATTATTTATTATATAACCACAATACGTCATAAAAATGTAACACTATATGTTTTTTATAAAAAAAAATATTGAAAATATTTAATTTTTTCTTTAAGTTCAAAAAAGGCTAATTTGTAAAAAATTGTTTTTAAACGAACTTAAAGAACTTTTTTAAAAAAAAAATAGATTTAAAATATAATAATATTTAAAGCTATTTAGGTTTTATAATATAATATAAAATGATCATATCTAAAATTGCCGCTGATAATATATCTAATAGTATCAAACAAAAACATTGTAAATACAATGAAATACTAGAAACTATGAGAAATGGAAACAAGACAATGTTTTTACATATAACAGAAAATACAGAAAAAACAATGAAAATACTAGAACAACACTATGAAGATTGTAAACATCTTAGGTATTTAATGATTAGACAAGAAGGAATGTGGGAAAGTATCAGATATATTAGAAATGAAACAAAAAGAAAGAATGCATTTATGTATACATTATTAATATTAATGGCATTTTTTCAGTATTTTCTCTATCTAAATTATATATTAGTTAGAGAAACTAAAACAAGGAATATTGATTGTATTATAAAGTATACTTAGACTGAAAGATTTTCTTGTATCCAATTTCTAATTTCATTATTTATTGGACTTAATACCAATCTCAATCCATCTATGTAATTTTGTTTATGTTCTTGGTTATTTTCTTTTTCTAATAATACTAATGTATTATATACTATTCTTAATATATTATCATTGTATATATGAACGATATTTTTAAAAACTTGATCCATTGATATCGTTTCTTTTTTTTCATCTTTAAATAATTCATTGTTATCTAATTCTAATAGATTTTTATACAATGACAATGTATGTAAAATAGATTGTCTATCTGATTTTTTATATGTTTCTATTAATTTATCTAATCCTTTTATCGCAGATCTTAATATCTCCTTAAAAATTTTATTGTCTTTCTTATTTTTATACCACATATAATATCTTCTCACCGCATGAAATAAATAATATAAATCATCCTTATTATCATTTTGATACCATCTTATTACTCCTTGTGCCCAATGAGGTTGTTGTATATGTAGTAAATTATCAGATACACTTACTTTAGTTCCTACTGGACAATGAGCTACTAATGATAATTCTACCATTACTTGAAATGGTTCTAGAATCATATCAACCTTTTCTTTTATGTTTTGTGATAATAACTCCATATTAATAATATATATAGTTATTTTTATATATTTTATTAAATTTATTTAAAAATATTAGCAAATTTAGTGTAATGACAGATAATTTAATTGAAATATACTTGCCAGATATAGATGTAATACATACATTTAATAATAAAAATATTAAAGAAAAAACAAAAATAATTGAATTAGGATTGAAAATGTATCAAACTGGAAGTTTACAATTAAACAATATTAATGATGACGAAAAAAAGAAAGAGATAGATAATTTAATAAATTCATATGAAGAAAAAATATTAAAATATAAGAAACTACAAGAAGATCAGTGTAATAATTTTGAAAAAAGATTAGAAAATGTTAAAAATGAGATAGAAATATCAGTTAAAAAACTTTCTGAAAAAGAAATTCAATCTATGTCAGAAACTATATCTAATTTAACTAATAATTTAAACCTAAAAACAGAAGAATTAAATAAAGTTAATTCAGAAAAATGGAAACAAATACGAGATAGTGAAAATAAAATTAGAAGTGATCTAGAAGAAAAATATGAATCTAAAATAAAAATATATGAAGATAGACTTGAAATAGAAAATAAAAAACATAATGAGTTAATAAAACGAAAACAAAATTCAGCATTAATTGGTCAAGATGGAGAAATATATTTAGAAGGATCATTAAATATGTTATTTCCAAAAATAGAAGTAGAATCTACCGGACAACAAAGTAACAGAGGAGATTTCATATTAAAATTTAATGAATGGATTATGGTTGAATGTAAAGAATATAGTCATAATGTTTTGAAAAAAGAAATAGAAAAATTTTACAGAGACATTACTATTAATAAAGATATTAAAGGAGGAATTTTTTGTTCATTGAAAACTGGTATATGTGCTAGGAATGATTTTCAGCTAGAAATTATAGATAATAAACCAATAATATTTATTTGCCAACTTAAAAAAAATATTAATAAGATAAAAATAGCTGTAGATGTGTTAAAAACATTAATGAATGTTGAAAAGAATATTTTATCCGATAAAGAGAAATGCGATAAATTAAATAATATAATACGAGATTTTAAAAAAGATCAAAAAAAGGCTCGCAAAATAGTTATTGATCAACATACGAAATTAATGAAAGTTTTTGATAATACTGATTCTTTAGTTAAATCATTAGCTAGTGTTTTAAAATAATATATATATTTTATATAAGAATGGTAAAAACACAAAAAAGAAAATATAGAAAACTAAAGAAGATGAAAACAAGACGTAGAAAACAAAGAAAGATGAAAACAAGACGTAGAAAAAATAAAAAAAGAAGTTCTAGACGTAGAAAAATGAAAGGAGGTGGTTATGAATGTCTTGATTGTTTAAATGAAGTTAGAGAATTAATTAGAATTTCTGAACAAATAAAGAATGAAATATTAAGATATTATGGTAAAAAAGATAGAGGAGTTAATATACTAAAAGTTATTAAAAATATTGATAATTTAGTTAATAAACAATTACATCCATTACTGTTAGTATTACAGGATTCTGAAAAATGTCGTGAATGTTTTGAGAAAGAACCAAAATTTAATATAAATGAATTTACTGAATTATTAGGTTTAATACTAAACATATTAGAAAAAGGTGAAATATATAATCAAAAAGAAGAAACATATGTGAAATTATCTGAAAATACACAGGGTTTAGTTTATTTAATGAGACAAACAATGAGATTACTTAATGCAACAGAAACTCATATTAGAAAAAAAATTAATGTTAAAGATAAGTTGAGAAAAAGGATGGAGGATAGAAAAAAACATCTTACTAGTCCTTTGGTTAGACCAGAATCTCCATTAACCGATGAAATATTAAAAACTGAGGGTTCATTACGTAATTTAGATAAAAATCCAAAACTAAAAAAGATCTTAGATGAAGAAACAAAGAAAATGAAAGATCATATATCTCCAATAACAATAGATAGTGAAATATATAATACCGGAACTACTTCTACACCACAAGGAACGTTTAAACCTATAAAGGCCGAATCAGATTCAGATTAATTTATATATGATTATATTTATATATATGTTAAATTTTTGTAAATATAAAGATGTTCTTGGTAAACCAAAAGAAGGAGTGCATAGTATAAGATTTATGAATATATCAGTAATAGATGTTTTATTAACAATATTATTAGCTATATTTATTAAAACATATATGTTCAATGAAACAGAAATGTCAATAATATTGTTAGGAACATTTGTAATAGGTATAATAATACATAGAATATTTTGCGTGAAAACTACAATAGATAAATTATTATTTGAAAGCTTATAAAATAGAAAAATAAATATTTTCTATTTTTTCTGGAGATAACTTATCTAATTTTGAAGCAAAATTTTTATTGTATTTTATTTTAAATTTATTTTTTAAAATTTTTCTAGATTTTGGTGATTTTTTTAGTATAATAATTAATCTTCGTTTAAATTCATTTAAAACAGAATTATATATTTTACTAGTATCTTTAAAATCTGTTATTTTATTATTTCCATCTACTTTATGTATTGCGGCCATATCTTCCAATGGTATTGATACACGTTTACCGAATTGGCCATCAACAAAAATAGGTGTTACTTTTTTATTTTTATTTTTAACTTTCCTAGTTCTATTATTTCTTTTTTTCTTATTTTTTCTATTTTTTTTTGTTTTTGGCATTCTTTATATAAGTATAGATAAAATAAAAAACATATAAAATAAATTATCAGTATATTATATCAATGTCTTTTATATATGAATCATTAGATAGAATAAAATATACTTATAAAATTATTTTAATAGGCGATGCTAATGGAGGTAAAACAAGCGTTTCTAGAATATTACGAAATCACGGATTTGATGAAACATTAAGACCAACAATAGGAGTAGATTTTATGAGTATGATATTAAAGATTAAAGATAGCAATATTAAATTACAAATATGGGACACTGCTGGACAAGAAATATACAACAGTATTATAAAAAGATATTTTCAAGATATAATAGGTTGCATAATAGTTTTAGATGGATTATCAGAAGTTAGTTTAATAAATCAGCTTAAATATTGGTTAAAACAAAATAATGAAAATTCGAATAATTTAGAGAATATAGAATATTTAGTTTTTATTAATAAAGTAGATGATGTTAGAGTTCAAAATAAATTAGAAGAAATGAAAGAAGTCCGAAAATATTGTGATGAAAATAAATTTTTAATATATGAAACCAGTGCTAAACGTAATTTAAATATTAATGAAGCTGTTTATGATTTAGCTAATAAAATATATGATCAAACTTCTAAAATAAATGGTAAAATAAAAGGAATTACTAGAACTATAGATTTATATGAAGATATTGATATTTCCATTATGGAAAGTCCAAAAGAAATAAAAGAGAGTATAAGATGTAATGATTGTATAATAAGTTAATTATATTGATAAATTTGTGTTATTTGCACAGAAAAAGACCAATCTACGTTATTTAAATTTATTACAAACCCTTTTTCATTTAATAATCTTATTCTGAAACTTCTTAAGGAAACTGGACCAAAATAAATTCTTTTATCTTCTGGATTTTCATTATGATAAGTAAAGTATTTTAAATCTTCATTATATTTAGTAGTAAACGGTATTTGTATTCTAGATAAAATATCACTCGAATTAGGACTGTCATATCTATCAACATTTACACCGTTCATTGCTAATTTTATTTGATCAATAGTGTATTTTTGTGCTTTAGTTAAATTTTCAACACTATCTACATTATTAACGATATTAGTGCAGCCTACTTCCTGGATAGGAGGCTCGCAATCACTTTCCATTGTATGTTTGTTATAATAAGATGGCATTGTAAAAACATCTTCATTATTAGATATAGAAATCATCGTTTGATTTGGTTTATTATTAACAAAATCGTCTACTGATAATAATAAATATCTGTTTCCGTGCGTATTTAACACTGCTTCCCCAGTTATTTTATCTCCCGGTTTTATTATATAACTTGTCTGTCTGAATCCAAGTAGCCATCCCAAATTATAATCTACTTTTTGTCCAGCGCCATTGCCACAACTAAGCATTCCGCTCTTTTTATACCAATAAATTGTAATATTATTAGAAGAACTATTTAAAATAGTTGTTTTTTTATTTACAACATTATATGTTATGGAGCAATTATAAACATTTATAGATGAGTTTATAGTTTGTATTAATGTTGATGAATCATAATTTCCATCTTCGATACTAATTTCATTATTATTAATATGAAATGAACTAGTTCCATAATCTTTACTAAAAACATACCAACTTATAGGAATTTCTATTTCTTTTAAACATATATCTAATACATTATTTATAGGTTCTGATAGAGTAACTGTATAATCACTAGCTTTATCTAATTGATTATTATTGTTTTTTGTAAATGACTGAATAGTTCCTTGTTCAACATTTTGACCGGTAGTAATTGAACTAGATACATCTACAGATGTATAATCTGGTGATATGCTTATAATTTCATATATTCCATCATAAATATTATTAACGGTATTATCTAATGTAATATTATCTCCTACATTTAGCCATTTTTGTGTATTTGAATGAGTAATTGTAATTATGTCTGAATTAAATGTAATGGATAATATAGATAAATCTTGACATCTTACTGCATCATTATTAAGAATTCTTCTAAAACTGCTATTAAAATTAATTACTCTAGTAGTTAGATTTCTTTTTGTTGGGTTTCTAGCTCCTTGTTGAAAAGGAGTGTTAGATGTTAGTATACTTTTTTCAAGTGGTTGAGAAATAGTATTATGAATTTCATCAGAAATCATATTTTCTTCAGATTTAAAATCTGTTATTTTCTGATTAGCTTCTTCAATAGTATATGTATTTTGTGTATTAAATTCGTCTTTTTCTTTTAAAAGTTCAGTTCTTACATCTAAGAAAAATCTTTCATATTCTGGATCAGATTTAAATTTATCAATAAATATTTGAACTCTATCTATTATTTTTGCTTTACTTAATGGTATTTCATTTTGTAAATTCAATATATGTAATAAATCTTGGGTGCTATAATTTTGAACATCAAAATCAACTCTATCTCCCATATATAAATAATAATTTATATTATTTTTAAATTGAAACTACTATATTAATCATTTTAATTATTATAAAAACTAATATAAATGGCTTCAAAATCACACGACTGTCCTATATGTTGTGAAACTTTTAATAAAAGCACTAGAAAACCAATAAAATGCGGCAGCTGTAATGAAGAATATTGTAGTAAATGTTGTGAAACATATCTGCTATCTAGTGCAGATGATCCTCATTGTATGGGATGTAAATCTATATGGTCTAATATGTTTTGCTATACAAATTTTACTAAAACGTTTATGCATAAAAAATACAAAAGTCATCAAAAAAATATATTATTTGATTTGGAGAAATCTAGAATACCATCTACTATGATTTATGTTGAAAAACACAGAGAAAATATTGAAATTAATAATGAAAATAAAGAATTGCAGTTTGAGATTGATAAGTTAATGGCTAAAATTTATTCTAAACGAGATAAAATATATCGAAATCAAAGACAAATTAGAAATAATGATAATTTCTTACGTGGAAGAACTGGAGTGCCAGAAGAAGCACGTAAATTTATTAAAAAATGCCCATATGATGGATGTAATGGATTTTTATCAAAAAATTGGAAATGTGGTGCTTGTGGAAATTGGGTATGTCCGCGTTGTGAAGATAAACTAGGACCAACTAAAGATGAAAATCACGTATGTGATCCAGACAAAGTAGCATCTATCGAATTTATTAAAAAAGATACTAAACCTTGTCCAAGATGTGGAACTAATATACATAAGATAACAGGATGTGATCAGATGTGGTGTGTCGGATGCAATGTTGCCTTTAGTTGGAAAACAGGAAGAATAATAAATGGAACTATACATAATCCTCATTATTTTGAATGGCTAAATAATGGCGGAGGTGAAAATGGCGCAGGTGGTCATGTTAATACCCCAGGAGCTATAATGTGTGGAGGACTTCCTAATATTCATAGTGTTTCTGATTGGATAGAAAGAAGATTTGTATTATCTTCATTTGGAGGTTCTATGAGTCACGGTAGACGTTATATAGATATTATTAAACATTCAGAGCTTTCCAAAATAGGTAGGGATGGGTATAAATTCTTTAAGACTAGATTAGATGAATTATATCGCTTATCTGCACATATTAATGATTTAATAATTAATGTAAATAGAAGGGCTCTTACTGAAAATGACGATAATAGAACAGATAGAATGAGATATATTATGAAAGAAATAACAGAAGATAATCTTAAAATGTTATTAGCAAAAAAAAAGAAAAAGAAAAATTTTCAAAGAGAAGTGCTACACGTTTATGAATTATTTAATGTGGTTATAGTAGAATGTTTAAATGATATAAGTAGAATAGAACATGAAGGACGATTATATATTGAAGTAATAAGACATTCTCAAAATAATAGAGGATATCGTGAATATAATGTAAAAAAAGAAGATGCACAAAAATTTCTAGATAATTTTAATGAAATAATTGATACTACTATAAAACATTTAAATAAATTACAATCATTATCTAATTATTGTAATAAAGAATTGGCTAAAATTAGCGTTGCATATAAACTTACAGTTGAAATTATACCTAATTTAGTAAATACTCCTATTAATGTAAAATTTAAAACATCGGATCTTAAAGCATTAGATTCATTAATTGAAGAAAACAAAGAAAAATACATATTTGATAGAAAAAATATATATAAAATGCCATATAAACATAAACCTTGGGGATATGGGACTAATGAATATACTAATACTCAGTTTCCAAAATATAATCCATCAGTATATCTAACTGAAAGCGAACATAATCTTAGATAAACTAAAATAAATTTTCAAAAAATAACATAACATAATCTAAAATCATTTTGGATTGTTCATATTTTACACAAATATGACCTAATCCTCCATTAGTTTTTAATGCTTTGCCACAATACTTACAATTATGAATTTTTTTATCTAATGGTTTAACTCTTTTATTTGGACATATATGTCCTTTTTTAGGAAGTCCACAGATAGAACATTTGTAAACTTTTCTTTCTTTTTCAGGAATAAATGTCATAATTCTATTATTATATAATCTAGTAATACCTTGTCCTCTTTTAAGATGTCTGGATCCTTTAAATAATAAATTTTCAAGATAATTTACTACAGTTACATTTATTTTTAATAGTTCTGGTCTTGTTTTATGATAATGGCTTTTAAAATGAAATCTATTTAAGTTTTCATCGCTGTGTATAAATGTTCTTTTTACATCTTCATATTTAAATAATATTCTTCCTATTCCAAATATTTTATTATTATCATTATCCATTTCTATAACATAAATGTAAGAATTAATAGGAAATGACCCATTATTATACATTTTTTTAGTAGATAATTCTTTATTTATACCATAAATACATCCTTTCCAATTTTTTCTTTTTTTCCAGTCTAATATTTCATTATATGTTTGTGTGTTATATCTGATAGTCCCAATATATATCATTTTTACTAATTTTAATAGTAAAAATAATATCATTCAATTTAATAATAAAAATAAATACTAATAATATACATTAATGGATCCCGGAACAATAATTTTAATAGGTATGTGTAGTATTTATACCATAGGATTTACGGCTATAGGATGTTCCATATTTTGTAAATACATATCAAAAAAACAAAAAGATAAAAGATTACGTAAATTATATACAAATCTTAAATATAAGAAAGTGAATATAATGGAAACAATACCTGAGGATGATAATGATATTGAAAGAGCGGCATTTATACCAGAAACTATTGAATTAGGTAATGCTGAAGAGATTTTTAATACAATGAATTAAAATTATGTTTATCGTAATTAATAATATATTATTAATTAGCATAAAAACATATATATATGTAAATGTATACATAATGAATAATTTTCAATATGATATAAAATTATTTTTAGATAATTGTGGTAATATAAGATCATGCAAATATGAAAAAATGAATAAAACTCAATTAATAGCTTCTATGACTATAGATTATCATAGAATAGAAAAAGGATTAGCTATGCAAAATACAACTCCTAATTTTGGCGTAAAATCAGGTGTTCTTAAAAGATTATATGATATGAATAAAACATATATTTCTAAATTCGACAAAAGCGACAAAATATTAAAAATAACATATCATTCAATTAAAAATTACTATGATTGGCACAAACAAAAAAATATAAAAATAATGTGTCCTTATATAGAAAAGTATCTAAAAAAATATGATTATTTTCAAGATGGTTATGATACAAAAAAAATAGGCGGAATTAGAAAAATAACAAAAACAAAAATACTTTCAGATTTAGAGAACTATGATTCTTTTTTTATGAGTAGAAGAAGTGTAAGAAAATATTCTGATAAAGGTATTGACAATAAGTTACTACAAAAATGTATAAATAATGCATTATATGGAACACCAACTGTTTGTAATCGTCCTATAAATAAAGTTTATGTAATCAAAAATCTTAATATGAGAAAAAAATTATTATCATATCAAAATGGTAATAGAGGATTCGGAATAAATGCTCCAGTTATTTTAATTATTACAACGTGTTTACAAAATTTTCAAGATAGCACTGAAAGAAGAACACCCTATATTGGAGGTGGAATGTTTGCACAATCTCTTGTATATACACTACACGCAGAAGGATTGGGAACCTGTTGCTTAAATTGGGATGTAGATTATAATAAGGATATTGAAGTAAGAAAAATATTAGATTTAGAAAATGAAACAATTATTATGTATATGTCTGTTGGACATTATGCACCTGAATATGAGGTTGCTATTAGCGATAAACCGGATTTAAAAGATGTTATGAAAATTATATAATTATATGCCAATTTTTTCTTTTAATAATTTAATTGGATTCTTCCAATGTTGTAATAATCTATCTGTTTTTATATATTTATCAGCAATATACATATAAATATATAAAATAAATATATTTATATATAAATGGAATATATAATAAAAAAAATAGAAAATGCTGAAATAATTGTTAAACCCTTTCCTCATATTATAATACATAATTTTATTGAAGATCATGATTTAAAAAATATAATAGAAAATATTGAAATAGATAATTTAAATGAAATAGAAAAAAAATACAAAAAAGTGCATTATCCAGGTGCAAAATTAATAAACGAAGAGATAACAAATAGACCTACCGGTATTGGCTTAGTTTATTCTTTAAAAGATGAATATTTTAATAATAATATTGAATTAAATACAATTTTAAATAGTGAAGATTTTAAACATGTATTGTTTAAAAAATTAAATATATCTAAAAATATAGATGGATGGAATGTTTATCAAATTAATAAAGACTTAAATGGTTATGAAATATCTCCACACCCAGATATAACTGGTAAAGTAATAACATATCAAATAAACTTATCAAATACAAATATTTTGGATAATTATGAATTAGGAACTAAATTTCATACTATTAAACCTGAATGTTTAAAATTTATTAAAGAACTTTCTAAAAAAAAAACAAGACCCTGGGGAAAATGGGAGTGGTTTGATAAAGGTAAATCAATACCCTATAAACAAAATACTTTTATGGCGTTCGCTCCGTCAGATATATCATATCATTCTGTGAAATTAGAAAACTATCCACAGGAAAAATATCAAAGAACTATGTTAAGAGGATTTATAGCAGATTCAAGATTATTGAATAAAAAGCCAAAAAGCCAATGGACATCTGGTAACTTAGTTAATATTTAAATTATTTCATATGAAACAACATCAACACAGTCAGAATAATAATTAATTACCATCATATGTAACAAAATTATTTTTATATTTTTTATTAATAAAATGTTTATCATGCATACCTTTTTCTTTTTTATTATAAGTTCTTATGTCATGAATTTCTATATAATTATTTTCTTTAAACACATTTAATATTTTAATATATTGTTCTGACCAATGGAATTTATTTATTTCAACAGTAAAAATAATTACTTCATATTTATTATTTTCTTTAAAAAAACATTCTATAATATCAAGTTCTGCTCCTTCGGCATCTATAGTAATCCAATCTATTATATTTGGTGATTTATATTCTTCTAAAACTGTATATAAAGTTTTAACATTAACATCATACATTTTTTTTATAGAATTTACTTTTTTATTATTATATATCATATAATTATCTTTATCTCCTACCGTTTTTAATGCAGAACGATGAGGCTGTGTTGGTAGTTCTACAAATTGCGTTATTGAATTTATATTTGATATAGCATAATTGCACCAATTTTTTCTTTTATCAGATCTTTTCCATGATTTCATTGGTTCAATAGCAATACCATTCCATTGAAAATCGACCTCTAAATTATAACATTGTGATGCTTCAATTCCATCACACGCACCTATTTCTACAAAATACCCATTTTTTTTATTTTTAAACAAATCTAAAATAAATTTTGTGTTAATATGTTTTAAATCGTTCATATTTATTTATACATATATAGTTACATATAAATAATTTATTTATATATAAATATAAATGAATGAAAAAGTAAATTTATTGAAAGAAGGTTATAAATTTGATATAGCTTATTATTGTAATGAGAATAATTGTAAAAATTTAGGAAAATACATTGAAAAAAATTTTAAAGATTGTGAAAGTTTTGATATGTTGGAATTTGGAACTTGTGAAGGTTCATCATCATTTTATTTTATGAAATATTTTCTTCCAAATAAAAATTCATTAATTACAATAGATTATAAAGTTAGGGGGCATTTAGAAAACAATTTAAAAATATGTAATAATCCAAAACTAATATTTATCCAGGATGATTTTTATAATATTATACCTAGAATGCTAAACAAAGGTAAAAAATTTGATTTTATATATATTGATGGTGGAAAACATAGTAAATTAACAATTTATCAAATAGTTGTATCTTGGCAATTGTTAAAAATGAATGGAATTCTTTATTTAGATGATTATCATTGGGGATCAACGAAATATAACAGACCAAAAGAAGCAATTGATTTTTTTTTAAATTGTTATAAAAATGAATATGATATTATCTTTAAAAATGGCCAAGTTGCAGTAAAAAAAAAAATATGTAGTTTTACATTAAATGAAAAAAATTGTTATTTACCACCAAATGAATCAACTAAATTATATTCTGATAAAATTTTTACTTAGAAATTTATATAATCATTAAATTATTTCATATGAAACAACATCAACACAATCTGAATAATAATTAATTACTTCTTTGACAGTAGAATCCATATTTAACTCTCCTTCCGGATAAAAAGATCCTAAAATAATATATCCTCTACATTGTTTTGGTTCATTTCTTATCCCAAATTTTTTTTCTAAATTATTTGTTTTACACCAATTATTTAATTGGTATAAACCATCTTCGTGTTTTCTTTTAATTAAATTATCTGATAATTTTTCATTAAGATATCCACCAAAATAAGCATGTATTCCTTCATTAAATGAACGCTGCGGCGTAGGTTTTCCTCCTCCTTTAATATGAATCATATCATCATCGAAAAATAAATGTTGCAAATTTTTACCTTTTGTTGCATAATTCATTCTTAAATCGCCAAATTTTATTTGCATACTAAATGAATCATACCATTTGACCTTCATAGGTATCCTTTGATTTGTAGTAGTGTAGGATAGTCTAGAATATACATATGGATTTACATTATCACCGTACCAATGTTCTAATCTCTGTTCTAACATATGTATATTATTATTAATTCTATCTAAATGAATATTTGCTTCTTGAATTTTATTATTACCTTTAAAAACATTAACATCATTACCAGACCAAGATTCAAATTTAGCATGATTTATATTTAATAATTTTTTATCTTCTTCTCTGGTTCCAGAAAATTTAAATTCTTCAAATCTTAGATTACTATTATATTTTTTTTGTAATCTATTAAATTCTTTTATATGATAATTTAATGTATCTTTAACTTTTAAAATATAGTTTTTATTGCAATTTAAACTTATATTTTTAGTAGATTCGCTTATTTTACAGTTATTATTTTTAAAATTTAAAACGAAATCTTTTGCAGCAACTGAATCATTTAATTTAAATTTCATAGTTTTAATTGAGTTATTATTATTTTTTAATTTAATAACATAGTAATTCATTATATATATATATATCAATATTCGTTAATATTATTTCTAATTAATATATATTATGATAACAATACATCCTATTGGTGGACTATGTAATCGTTTAAGGGTTATATTTTCTTATTATGAATATACAAGAAAAAATAATTTACAATTAAATGTCATATGGATAAAAAATAATTCTTGTCCTGGGTATTTTTTGGATTATTTTGAACCTATACCATATGTTGATTTTAAAAATGATATAAATGTTAAAATATACTATAAAGGGTGTGTACCTTATCAAAGAAATTTTCAACCTAACTATGATAAATTAAAATTAAAACCGTATATAAAAAAAATCATTTTTGATAAATTAGATATATTGAATAAAAATTATATATCAGTTCATATTCGAAGAACCGACCATATAAATTTAGCAAAAAAGAATAACTATTACACCTCTGATGAAGAATTCATTGATTTTTTAGATAAATCAAATAATAACAAAAATATTTATATTGCTACTGATAATGAAATAACATATAATAAATTTAAGAAAAAATACCAAAATCGGATAAAATTTGATTATCATAAACTAGATAAAAGTGCATTACGACAAACGTCATTAATTGATGCTATTGTTGATATTTATATATGTGTTTATTCAGATAATTTTATGGGAAGTGGATACTCTAGTTTTTCACGTTTAATTAAAACGTTAAGAATGGTATGACCTGTTTTTTAGTGTTTTACATCTTATTGATACTTTACAAATAAATTTACGTATTTCCTTGTTAATATAAGCGTATTTTATTAATTATATTATTTAATTGTATGTTCGTTAATTTTTTTTTTTTTAATTATTATTTTACAGTATAATGAATAATATACTTATAAGAATTCCATCTTATTCAAGAGGAAATATTGGAGATGCCGCTTTAATATCTACATTAAAAGAATTGTTTAAAGATAATAATTTAATAATTCCGTATAGTGAACATGAAATAAATTCTATTAATATTAATAAAATAGATTTTCTTATTTATTTCGGAAATGATTGTATGGCTTACTATAGTATAAGTAAGAATATAATTCATAAATGTCTTTCTAATAATAAAAAAGTTCATATAATTAATACTAGTTGGGGAAGCAACCCAAAGAAAGAAAACATAATGTTTCTTGAATCAATATCAAATAATCCTAATTTTCAAATTTATATGAGAGATAAATACTCACATGAATTAATACAAAAAGATATTAAATTTTTCAATACACCTATTTTAACTGCTGATTTAGGATTTATATGTAATAAAAATACAACTAAAAAAGTAGATAAATTAGAAGAATGGCTCAATAAAAATAATAAACCTATAATAGGAATCAATACGCATAATGATTTTAAAGAATATAATACTCAAGTAAAAAATGAATTAAGAAATTTTATGATTAAAAATAAAGATAAATATAAGTATTTATTTATTCCTCATGATTCAAGAAAAAAAGAGTATGAAGATTTACAATTACTTTGTAAATCTTGTGATGATATAGACGGTTATACTACTAATTATTTAGAACCAGAATATGAAAAATATATAACCTCAAAATTATTTTTAGTAATTACCGGCAGAATGCATTTAGCTATATTAACAATTCCAAATAATATTCCATCTATAGCAATATCATATAATGGAGTTAAAGCAAAAGGTTCTTTTAAACATTGGGAATTGCAAGAATTAGTTATTGAACCTAAAAATATTAATATGATATATGATAAGGTTGAATATATAGAAAATAATTATAAAATGTTACAAATGCGAATTGATAATAATAAAGAAAATGTAGAAAAATTAATAGAAAAAACTATTAATAATGTAAAATTAATTTAAATATATTTACATTAAATATATAATGACTAAAATATTAATATATAACAACGTAAATTTTCATTATGAAATAATAGAATCAGTAATAGTAAAATATTTTGAAATATTAAATATTGATCCTAATATTAAAGTCCAAATATATTTGTATATTCATTTTAATAAATCTTTTTTAGAATATATTAAAAAAAAATATCCCGAGGTTATATTTGGAGTAATAAATGATTTTGATTATTTTATAAATTGCACAATTTATGATAATAATATTACTAGTTTAGATTTTTCTAGTAATTCAAATAAAAAATATATTTCTCATGAAATAACTACTAGATTATTAACTAATCCCAATGTATATTATTTAACTCCTTTATCTAAAAAAAATATTTTTATATCTAATATACTTCCTTTTTCAGAAAATAAATATTTATCAGATATTCCAATATATATTATTCAAGGGACTTTAAATCAAAATAGAAGAGATTTATCATTATTAATTAAAATATTAAATAAAAGTTATAAATATAAATTTATGATAAAAATGGTAGGAAGAGGTCATCTTCCTAGTTGTTTAAATAATTACAAAGATAAAATAGTATTAAGAAATAACTTAGATTTTATTAATTATCATAAGGAATTTTTAAATGCATATTGTATTTTGCCTCTTATTACTAAAAAAACTAAACCACAATACTACACTAATAAATTAACATCTACTATTAATTATATTACTGGATATAAATTAAAATGTATTATTGATAAAGACTTACAAGATATTTATAATTTAAATAATGCTACAATATTTAATGATGAAAATGATATAACTGATGCATTTGAAAAAACATTATTAGAATTCTATGAATAATACATCGAATTAAAATTTATCTCTCCCAAATTTTTTTTAAAAAGGTAAAAAAGTTTTAAAAAAAATAAAAAATAAAAAAAAATCGATTAAATATATCGATACGTATTAGATAAAGATGAATGAAATGATTCCATTACTATCTATGTTTATAGTAGCCGTAATCATAATGATAATTATATGTGCAATATCATTACTTTTGTTTTTATTATATGTATGTTTTAGTTGGCTTTTAGATACGCGACCTACTAGAATACATTCATATGAAAGTTATGTTATATAATATCTCGTAATAATTCTAATGCCCAAAATTGAACAGCTATTGATGGAAATGTTTTCATATAATTAGCATAAAGACCTCTATATAATCCCTGAATCCCCTCATTTTTTATTATTGTTCTGAAACAATGTAATACCCCATTATATTTTGGTATATTAATGTTATCAAATGTTTGTAATTGTAGTCTTCTTTTAACTAAATCGGTAGGATATGTTACTGATATAGCTGTCATTCCAGCTAATCCTCCGCATAATAATTTACATATATTTTCATTAAGATCATATGAATTAAAATATTTTTTATAATAAAAATAGCTTGACATATTTAATCCATTCCATAATGGAAATCCTATTATACTTAATTGTAATCCATTATATGCTTTAAATTTAACCTTTTTTAAAACATCTAAAATACCATTATAACTATTTTTATTTGATTGTAGTGATAGATGAGTTCTTGCTGTTTCTAATGGAAAAATAATAGACAATGAAATTACTCCAGCATTTACACCTGAAATAAAATTTTTAAAATTATTATCATCATTGTTTTTTAAGAATTTATTAGTTCTTTGATAAATACTATAACTAATAGCATATTGAGGAAATACTCTAATACAATTTGTTCCATTCCCTTTCCATAATCCTTTTAATCCTTCAACTTTAATAACATTTATAATTGTTGAGTTAGGCATAAATGGATTTTGTCTTTGTAATCTAAATATTTCTAAAGGTGAAGTAGCTGTTCTAGAAATAATACTTGAAGTTCCTCCTATAAATAAATTTTTTAAATCATCCATATAATATTTATATTTAATATAATTATTATATTAATCTTTATTATCATTATCTAATAACATTACACCCATAGCCGCATAATTATGTAGATCAATTAGAGTATCTCTCATTTTTTCATCATTAACCATAATAATTCCATTTTTTTCTAATGAAACTAATCTGTTAATTTTATCCATCATTCTTACTATAACTCCAATCGTTCCATAAGTTGCGAATGAATCTCCATAATCTTTGTTTTTCTTTTTAAATAATTCTAATGCTTCAAGCTGAACCTTTTTCATCTGTTCTGGTCTATTTTTCTCAGACATTATAAATAATATTATAATTATATATTTAATCGATTTTATTTGTAGATAATATTTATTCTATATCTTTAAAAATTTTATTTGAATCAAAATACAATCCATTACTTTTAAATTCATCTGATAAATACAGTCCTATTGTATGATCTTCAATTACACATTGTGATATATTATCATAAAATTTAATTAAATGATTAATAGATTTGTTTGATAATAAATAAAATCTTCCGCTGCAGTAACTAGTTTTTTTAAGAAACAAATTCTTTGGTAAAACGCTATGAACTAGATAATATCTTGAATAATGATCATTTACATTTAATAAAAATCCTCCATAATTTATATTTTTTTTATTTTCTATTATTTTTATAATACTATTAAAAAAATTTGGTTTAACTAAATTCTGGTCATCATCTGTCTTAAATATATACTCATAATTATATTCATTATTAATAGCATTAAATGATGATATTACTTTATTAGGCAAACTACAATAATCATCTTTAGTATTAACATATAAAATTTTATTAATATCATCAAATATATATTCTTTATCATTACATTTTTTATTACTTCCTATTACGTGATAATATATTAAATCATTATTATTTAGTTTAGATAACCATCCTTTTTTTTGTCGAACGGCTTTATTTTTATATTTTTCACAATTTAAAATAAGTAAAATATATTTTACACTTTTCATTATAATATATTATTATTTATAATTATATATTTAATCGATTTTTTTTATTTTTTATTTTTTTTAAAACTTTTTTAACTCTTTAAAAAAAATTTGGGAGAGATAAATTTTAATTCAATGTGCTATTCGTATGATTATGTTTATTAGTTTTCATAAAAATAACAACAGCTAATGCTACGCTTCCAATAATACATAACATAATTAAACAAGATTTTATTGTTACTTCAGTTCTAATAATGTTTCTTTTTGGTTTTCTAATAATTAAATTTTCTCTTTCATCCATTATATATTAAATAAATACTATAATTAAAATTTATGATATTTTTATTTTGTGAAATCATAATTAAAAAAAATTTCAACTAAGTTATTAATTCTTTCTTCAGATATTTTCTCACAAGAAAGACCTATAAAAAATCCTCTTTTATGAAGAATTTCTGAACCTTTATAATCTTCAGGATTTACATTTATATTTAAAAAATCAAATATAGGTTGTCTAGTAAAATTACCAGTAACGATTGGTCTGTTTTCTACTTTTTTGTTAGTTAAATATTGTAAAAAATCATTATATTTATTAGTAAATTTCTCATTTATTATGAATGGTAAAGCAAACCAAGCAGGTTTACAATTATTATAAGCAATGGGAGTTGAAAATGTGTCATTATTTCTAGGATCATTTATTATTCTTTTAGTTATATGTGCATGATTCCATATTCTGTTTTGGTTTTTAACATCTAATTTACTAAGTTGAACTAAACCCATAGCACCTTGAATTTCCATAGGTCTAAAATTATAGCCAACATTAACAAATAGAAATCTTGGATCTACATTTTTGTATTTTTCTTCTAGTTCTTTTTTATTTTTTAAATATCTTGTCCACCCGTGTGCTCTTAAACATTTTAATAATTCAAAATCACTTTCTTTATTACAAACTACCATACCACCTTCTACTGTTGTTATATGATGCGAATAGTAAAAAGAGTATGTTCCAAAATCTCCAAATGTTCCTAAAACCTTATTGTTATATTTTGATCCTAATGATTCACAAGTATCTTCCATTAAAAACAAATTATTTTCTTCTACTATTTTCATTAATTCAGACATATTTGTTGAATTACCCAATATATGAACAGCAACAATGCCTTTTACATCAGGTGTAATTTTTCTTTTTAAATCATCAATATCCATATTCATAGTTTTGGAATCAACATCAACAAAAACCGGTTGTAAATTCATTTGAATTATCGGCCAAACGCTTGTTGACCAACAAATATTTGGAACTATTACTTTGTCTCCAGGAACTAGTTTATTTTCTCTTAAATAATTAGTTGCTACAGCCATAGCTAATAAATTTGCTGAAGAACCAGAGTTAACCATTATAGCATATTTTGAACCGACATATTTTGCAAATTTTTTTTCAAATTCTAAAACCTTTTTACCCATTGTCAACTTATTACTAGTTAAAGTTTTCATCATAGCGATAACTTCCTCTTTACCATAGGTCGATTCTATAAGTGGATAATCAAATCCATTGTTATAATCCATATCTATTTCATCATATACTAATTCTTCCCAAGTAGGAAATGGTAATTTATTTTTAAATTTATCGTAATCAAATAGTAAAATATTTTCATTACAATCACATATTTCATCTTTTTTTATAATTAAACTATCATTCAACTTAGAATGAAAACACAAGTATATCTCACAGTATCCAGATACTATATTTGTTGAATAATTCTTCAACGTAGATACTTCATTATACAAATAATTATATTTTACATATGTATCAGAACATATAATTTTATTATCTTTTATTGCAATTATTTTTATATCAATATTATTTTCAGATATAATATCAAACTTTATAGTTACACTTTTATCTATATTTAATGATTTCACTTTGATTTTATTAAATCCTCTTTTGAAATGAATTTTCCTCATTTTAAATTATTATAATTAATAATATTTAAATATTTTTTTGCATACTTTATAAATGAAAGTTTTAGTTACCGGTGGATCAGGTATGGTAGGTAAATGTTTACAAGATATATGTAAAGAAAAAAATGAAAAAAATAATTTTATATTTTTATCATCAAAAGATTGTGATTTAACAAAAATAGATGAA